GAGTGATCAAACCGAGATCGTTGAGAAAGTGGAGGTTTATACCGAGAAAGGTATCGACCGATATTACTTTGAATTAAATCAATTAAAACCAGATGACCCGCCCCACCTAAACTATTTTCAGGTCACGAAAAAGGATCCGGCCACTGGTGAAGAGCTGATCACTGATTATAACTGGTTAAAGATCCCCCTGGTCTGCTTCAAACGAAATAACAATGAGATCCCTTTGATTAAGAATGTGAAATCTCTACAGGATGGGATTAACCTCATGATCTCAGACTTTGAAAACCGGATGCAGGAAGACGCCAGAAACACAATCATCGTTCTTGAAAACTACGATGGTGAAGATCTGGGAGATTTCCGGGCTAAACTGTCACAATACGGCGCTATTAAAGTGCATTCTGACAATGACAGTAAGGGCGGTGTTAAGACCTTAACCCTTGAATTCTCCGCTGAGAACTATCAGGCAATCCTGAAAATATTTAAAGATGCTCTGATTGAAAATGCTAAAAGCTATGACGCCAAAGATGACCGGCTATCTGGCACACCCAATCAGATGAACATCCAGTCGATGTACAATGACATTGACCTGGATGCCAATGACATGGAAACCGAAATCCAGGCTGCCTTTGATGAGATGGCTTATTTTATTGATCAGCATTTAATCAACACAAATAAAGGAGATTATACCAAACAGGAATTCTCAGTGACTTTTAACCGGTCAACGCTGGTGAATGAAGGCGATAAGATTGAACAGTGTAAGAATTCCATGGGGATTGTCAGCAATGAAACAATACTTAAGAACCATCCTTTTGTCGAGGACGCTGTTACAGAGCTGAAGAAATTGGCAAAGGAAAAGAGGGAAGCTGCCGATTCTTACGGGGCCTTCCCCTTGGAGCAGCAAAGCGATCCGGTGACCGACGATGAAACAGGCTGATTACTGGAAGAACCGGTTTACCCAGCTGGAAGAAGCACAAAATCAAAAATCCCTGGATTACTATTCGACTCTGGAAGATGAATTCAGCAGAGCGGCACGCAATGTAGATAAGGAACTGGCCGCCTGGTATACCCGGTTTGCTAAGAATGAGAATATCTCTTATGAAGAAGCCAAACAGGTTTTGACCAAAGGCGAACTGAGCGCTTTTAAGATGTCCGTTGAAGATTATATTAAAAAAGGCAAAACACTTTCCTACTCCGACCAATGGGCAAAAGAATTGGAACGGGCGTCAGCTAAATTTCATGTTACCAGGTTAGAAGCTATCCAATTGCAGATGCAGCAGCAAATAGAAGTCATGTATGGATATGAGCTTGACACCTTTGACCAATTCATTGCTAATCAATATAAAGCCGGGTATTACAAAACTATGTTTGAGTTTCAAAAGGGTTTTGGCGTCGGCTTCGACGTCATGAAGCTGGATGATAACAAAATTGCTAAACTGATTGCCAAACCATGGGCGCCGGATGGCCAGAACTTTTCATCCAGGATCTGGCGGGATAAGAATAAGCTCATGGCAGAGATGCCCTCTATGCTTACTCAGGCGACGATCAGGGGCGACGGATACGCAAAGACGGCTAAGTTATTGGCCGAACGGTTCAACGTTTCAAAATCACAGGCTAAGAACCTGGTTATTACTGAGTCAGCTTTTTTCAGTTCTGAAGCACAGACCGATTGCTTTAATAATCTAGGCGTCAAGCAATACGAGATCATTGCGACGCTGGACGGTAAAACCTCGGACGTGTGCAGAATGATGGATGGCAAAGTATTTGACATGAAAGACCGCAAATCTGGAACCACAGCGCCACCGTTCCATGGGCGCTGTCGGTCAACATCAGCACCATTTTTCAATGATGAATTTGAGCTGAACACCAAGCGCGCTGCCAGAGATCCAGGCACTGGAAAAACTTATCAGGTCCCGGCCAATATGAAATACCTTGATTGGGAGAAAAGTTTTGTAAACGGCGGCGAAAAAGATGGTTTGGAAGTCATAAAAGGTGGTATAATCAAACAAGCAACAGACATTTATACAACGGCGTTAGAGAACGGCCGAAAAAGTGGTAAAGAAAGCCTATTCTTAACTGATCAAGATGGTAATTTGTTATATCAGCTTGATGGCGGCAAATCGGAAGTTATTTTTGATAAGCCTTTAATCGACCTTTTAAAAAATGCGGATGAAAGAAGCATGGATTTTATCCATAACCACCCGTCCAGCTCAAGTTTTTCTATGGAAGATATTGAAGTAGTCAACACTTTCAAGTCCATTAAGGAAATGGGTGTAATTGGCCATGACGGGACAAAATACACTTTAGATCTCAATGATAACCATGTTGATGAACAGATACTAAAAGATGAATATTTAAAAGCTAGAAATAGTTATTTTGACTTTTTTAAGAAGAAAGTAGTTAAAGGAAAACTTACGCAGAAAGAAGCTTGGAAAGAACATTCGGATTTGATATTAAAAGATATTTCGAAATTATTTAACTGGAAATATGAAAAGGCGGTGAAATAAATGGATAATGAAATTAAAGGTTTAGATACCATTGATGATACTCCAGATTATTCAAAAACAAAAGAAGAAGACGCAGAGCAGTTTAAAAAGTTGCACGGAATAGAAGGTAAAAAAGACAGTAGAGAGAGTGCAGAGCTATCAACACAATAAAGAACCACCAACTGTAAAAGGTTAGGTGGTTTTTTAATGCCCGGAATTTGAAAGGAGTAAACCATGTGTGAGTATTGCCAAGGCGGTAAAAAACTACCGAGTCAAGATATTAATAAAAAATACGATCTCAATCAGTACCCGAACAGCGGGATAAAAGCAATTGTTGACTGGCCTAGTAAGTCGATGAAGCTCAGCGCATTTTGTAACGCGAACGAAATACCGAGGCTAAAAGGGAACAATGGCGTAAGTGACGTTGTTGACATTAACTATTGCCCGATGTGTGGTGATAAATTAGGGAAGGAATAAACCATGGGACCGCGATTAGTTATAAAAATGAGGGAAGGCAGCGAAAGGCCTGAAGTTTTTCTTGACGGTGAAAAATTATGCAATGAGTTTATAGATTTAACTATCTACAACACCGGCGGGAATGAAACAGTAACACTGAGGTTTCTTGATAATGTCCAATGTTTTTATCAAGGGGAATTTAGAGTTGCTTATTTACCAGACCCACCGCTTGAAGCGCCAATTAAGTCTAAAAAAGCACGAGACAAAGAACGTATTTACGAATTATCAAAGGTGATTTCCGATTATTTAGACTTGGGCAAACCATTTCCCGACGAATGGAGAGAAGAACTGTCAGATCTGTTATTTTTGTTCAGCGACTTCCATCAGGCTAATGAATGATGATTGCATTCACGCAATGTGCCCACACAATCGGGATGGTTTTTGCCTTGATCAAGCCCTAAGAGATCCCTACAAACAAACCGGCTGTCTGCTATATGTCGGGGTTAATTTTTCAGACTATCCCAAAGATGAGCAGTGCAAGTTTTGTATTGATCGGTGGGATTGCCAGTATAAAGAGAACGGAGTGTGTGAACGTGAAAAACTTTAAGGTGAAAAATGTTGAAGTTGAGGCGGTTCAATGGGGCACTGAAGAAGCTGCTAAATTTCTAAAAGGGTTACTGATTATAGAAGACCATAGATATTTGGCTGACCCCACAAAAAGTAATCTTATCGGGTTTAGCTACGAACCGTTGAGTTGTGCTGCTATTCCGCAAAAGATAACTCTTGAGTTAAGAGCTTCTTTTTATCATAACGTATTTGTTGATGTTTTTATAGATAACTGGATATTCAGAACGCCAGGCAATGAATTAATTGTACTGCCTGACAAGAGTTTCAAAGCAATGTTTGACGCAACCGCACCTTAACGGTGCTTTTTATTTGTCCAAAATCTTTATAAAGGAAGTGGTCAAATCTCCCCCAGAGCCGGGGTTACGGCTCCAAATTTGCCCTTTTTTGAGTGTTGCAGGGCATAAAGAACAACCGAATCCAGGTGGCAGCGACCACCATAAAAAGCTATGGAGGATAAACGATGGAATGGTTAAAGAAATTATTAGAAGCAGCAAAGATTAATGACGGTGTTCTTGACATAGATGGATTAATGGCCCAGGTTAATGCAGAGTTTCCAAAACAGGCAGTGCCGAAGGAAACCTTTAATGCTGTCAGCAGCGACCTGAAACAGGCCAAAAAAGACATCGCAACCAGAGACACACAGCTGCAGGAACTGAAAGACTCTGCCGGTGATATTGAAACCCTGAAGACGACTATCGAAACGATGGCACAGGATAACACCAAGGCAGAAGCAAAGTACCAGAAGGAAATTGCTGAGATCAAAAGAAGCACAGCGATTGACCGGGCGTTAGAAGGCGCAAAGGCCAGGATCCCGAAAGCTGTGAAAGCGCTACTTGACTTGGATAAGATCTGGAATTGTCAATAACAGTTCAGTCGAAACCAGCAAGGAATTATTTAGATATCCTTCGATGATGAATACCGCCATGGGCTGAAAACAATGATAAGTACTTTAATCTA